ATGTATCCAAAAACTGAGTACATACGCAGTCAGAAACTCTTGAAAGCGGTGGCATCGTTAAGGTGTATGCACTGCGGAGCCAGCGAAGGCGTCCAGGCAAGTCACTCAAACTGGTCTGAACATGGAAAAGGACGCTCCTTGAAGGCAAGCGACATTTACACTGCTGCTCTGTGTCTCAGGTGTCACTTTGAAATAGACCAAGGCAGAGACTTAACAAAAAACCAAAGGAAAGAAATGTGGGTTAACGCTCACAAAAAGACCGTGGAGACTCTGGTTTTAAATCGGGAATGGCCCTCTAGTATTCCCGTACCAAAGGTGTAAAATCGACATGACTGGGACGCCCGAGTTCTCCTCTCACGCAGTTGCCTTCCCCAGTTGGGGGATGCGTCCCCCTTCTTTTTGAAAGGTTTATATGGCTGGCTTACTCGCTCCCGCAGAGGAGATCGTGATTGAAATCCAAGAGGCTGAGAAACCAGTCATTGAAGGATTGACCAAAGAATCCAACGAGAAAATACGTGACACTCTGATGGAAACTCAGATGCTCGGTCCGGAGAACACTCAGGAAGCAAACACCGAGTTCTGGCGTGGTTTGGCAAACGTCTGGCGTATCTCTCCAGATCAAGCAAAACGCCGTTTGTGCGCGAACTGTGAATATTTTGATGACGCTCCAGAGACTTTGGAAGCGATGGAAGTTGTCCCGCAAGACGAGTTCGATAAGGACGGTGGTGGTCGGGGTTACTGCCACAAATTCGAGTTCATTTGCCATAACCTTCGCGTTTGCAAGGCTTGGGAAAAAGACATGAAGGAAGATGATGAATAAAGCTCAAAAGAAAATCGGCAAGGTGATGGGCGAGTTCAAGTCTGGAACTCTCCATTCCGGCAAGGGTGGAAAGGTTGTCAAAAACCCCAAGCAAGCCATTGCAATCGCCATGAGCGAAGCCAAGATGCCGATGCGTGGTCAGCGTACAGCTACGAATAAGGCTAAAAAATGAAAGGCTTATACGCAAACATTCACGCCAAGCGTGAGCGTATTGAAAAACAAAAAGCCGCAGGTAAAACGCCTGAGCGCATGAGGAAGCCTGGAACGAAGGGCGCACCGACTGCACAAGCATTTAAGCAAGCCGCTAAAACAGCCAAAAAGTGATTCCAAAAAAACTGCACTTTGTTTGGATCGGTGACGAGTCCAAACGCCCTGATAAATGTATCGGGACATGGAGAGAATTGAACCCAGACTATGAGATAAAAATCTGGGGCAATGAAGAACTAAAACAACCTTGGTTCAATGCCAAGCATATGCAGTCGATGTTAGCCCACGAACTCTGTGGGGTCGCTGACATGATGAGATATGAAATCCTCTACAACGAGGGTGGAATCACGTTAGACGCTGATTCTGTCTGTCTCAGTCCCTTAGAAGATTGGTTGCTCAAACCCGCAGCATTCGCCCATTGGGAACAGGAAATCATGCGTCCTGGGTTGATTAACGTATCGGTAATGGGATCGGAAAAAGGAAACCCTTTCTTTGGAGAGTGTATTAACCGCCTCCAAAAGAAAGCATCGGTGATTGACAAGCGAGCCTGGGAGACAACCGGACCTGCTCACATCACGGAAGTTTTCAGGGAAACTGGGTACGATTTAACTGTTTATCCGACACATTACTTTACAAAACATCACTTCTCAGGAAAGATTTACAAAGGCAATGGACACTGTTTCGCAACTCAATTCTGGGGATCAACTCGTGGATATGACGGAATTGATTGAACTCAGGGATGGGTGGTGGTGGCCGAAACACGATAAAGAGGCTTGGAAGTGGATTCCAAGGGAGATTCAAGCCCTGCCAGAACTGCTTAAATGGGTTCCAGAGCGCGGAACAATCATCCAGGCAGGGGCTAACTGTGGGGTGTGGATTAAAGCGTACTCAAGCCTTTTTAACAAGGTTTATACGTTCGAGCCAAACGACCTGAATTGGGAATGTTTACTGAGAAACGTAAACGAGCCTAACGTCAACATGACGAAAGCCGGACTGAGCGACAGGATGGGTTACTGTAAATCGGTGGACGGAGAAGCTGAGAACTGGGGCGCGATGCAGATCGAGGAATCCGATTCTGGTATCCCGATGGTGACGATTGACTCACTTAACATTGACTGCGATCTCATCCAATTAGACGTTGAGGGATTCGAGGAAAACGCTTTGAAAGGTGCTTTTCACACAATCCAGAGGTGTAAACCTGTCATCATCATCGAACAAAAGCGACTCGGAAAAAACGGCATGACAGACGCTGAAATTGCTATAATGATCCAAGACTGGGGTTATTATTTCGCTGAAAGAGTGATCTCAGATAACGTTTTTATCCCGAGGTGAGCATGATAAAACGAGGCTCAGAGGAGTTTTCAGGTTATAACAAACCCAAGAAGACTCCGAATCACCCAACGAAAAGCCATGCTGTTTTAGCCAAGTCTGGTGACGAGGTTAAGCTTATCCGTTTCGGACAACAAGGTGTCAAGGGTAGTCCAGACGGAACGAAGCGTAACGAAGCGTTTAAGGCTCGTCATGCCGAGAATATTGCCAAGGGCAAGATGAGTGCGGCTTTCTGGGCAAATAAGGTCAAATGGTGAGATTATGGGACTACTAGAATGGCTGCAAGACCCTCGCCGTACTCAGGCGGTTCAAGGTATTGGTTCTGCAATTCAGAGTGGTCTATTAGGAATCCAGCAAGGACACCAAAGGTTTCAGGACTTACAGAAACAGGCATTTTCTGACCCGACAAACCCTGCAAGGGTAACTAACCCGCAAGCCATGAATGAACTGGCTCAGATGGGCATGGGATTGTTGAGTTTTGCGCCTGTTGGGATGCTTGCTCCGGCTAAGTATGTAGGAAAGCCGCTAGAAGGTTTGCCATCTAAAGTTGATGTTGGTGGCAAAGTTGAAGAATTTGGCACAGATCAGCGCCTGGTTGATTTGGCAAAAGAGTTAGTAGAGAAAAAAGGTTTTGTTTACAGTCCTCAGTTGAAATATGCCGAGGTTGATCCAGAACGAGCAAAGAAAATTGCTGATGCTTACAGCAAGATGGAGAACAATCCATCGGATCAAAAAGTCAAAAAAGCATACGATGCAATGATTGATGAAACAATGGCTCAATACGAGGCATTGAGGAAAGCTGGCTATAAATTCAACTTTATGCCGGAAAGTGGTGACATTTATGGAAATCCACGAAACGCAATCAACGACATTGTTCAAAACAAAAGATTGTCAGTATTCCCGACAGAGCAAGGATTTGGTGGTCCTTCCGCGGCAAAGGCAAGCGAGGCTAATCCTTTGTTAATGCGAATTGGTGAAAAGTGGGATGGCAAAGAAGTCACTGCAAACGATGTGTTTCGTGCTGTCCACGATGTATTTGGACACGCAAAGCATGGGGTAGGATTTCGCGCAGGTGGTGAAGAAAACGCTTTCCAAGCTCACGCAAGGATGTATTCTCCTGAAGCTCTACCCGCGGTAACGTCTGAAACCCGCGGTCAAAATTCATGGGTAAATTACGGTCCATTTGGAGAATTTAACCGTAAAGCAAGCCCAGAACTAACAGAGTACGCAGAACAAAAAACAGGCATCATGCCTGCATGGACATGGTTAGAAGGTTTGCTTAGATGATTGAACAAGTATTTATTGCAGTAACTGAACTTATCGCAATCTGGTTAATTCAAGACAAAAGAGATCATTACAGAAAATTTGCTTCTATTTTTGGTCTTCTAGGTCAGCCTTTTTGGTTTTATGCGTCATACACAGCAGACCAGTGGGGTTCGTTTTTTCTGTGCTTTTTCTTCACAGCAGCATGGCTTAAAAGCCTCAATGAATACTGGATAAAAGAAAAACCTCAGTTAACAAATAATCAATACTATGATTTGATCCTTGATGCTTTGGATAAGGCAACCGCGGAAAAAAAGTCTAATCTCGATTACAAAGACTACATTCGCAGAGTTCTCAAAGAAGCATTGAATGTGAAATAAATCCAGATGCCTGTTAAACTACGGGTATCTTAACAACGCCAACGAGCCGTAAGGAATTGGTAAGAAATGAAAAAAGTAGAGAGCGGAAATTCTGCTAACCTGACCAACCGAGGCAGAGGAAGACCCAAGGGAGTGCCTAATCGGTCCACCATTGAGTTTCGAGAGACTATTAGTGCTCTGCTATCGGATAACTCTGAAAACGTCCAGAAGTGGCTTACAGACGTTGCAAACGGAAATGAAGATCGCAAGCCTGATCCTTACAGGGCTTTGGACTTACTGGCTAAACTTGCAGAGTACGCAGCTCCTAAACTGTCACGGACTGAAATGACAGGACCAGAGGGTGGAGCGATACAGATCAGCGGCATTTCAATCAATCTGAAACGTCCGAATGAATCTTGAACTAGACTTCCCTGAGAAGCTAGATTTCTTATTTGAGCCTCACCGATTCAAAATCCTTTACGGAGGAAGGGGATCGGGTAAGTCTTGGTCTGCTGCCAGGGCACTTATCGCTATCTCACTTCAAAAGCCAACTCGCATTCTCTGTGCGCGTGAACTTCAGAACTCAATTTCTGATTCTGTTCTTGCTTTGTTAGCTGACCAGATCAAAGCGATGGGGCTTGAGTCCTTATTCGACATTCAGAGAACAGCGATTTACGGAGCGAATGGTTCTGAGTTTTCTTTCGTTGGATTGAAACATAACGTCACCTCCATAAAATCCTATGAGGGTGTAGACGTCTGCTGGTGTGAGGAAGCGCAAGCAATCTCAAAGGTATCATGGGAGACTCTAATCCCCACCATTCGAAAGCCAGGCAGTGAAATCTGGGCAACATTTAACCCCGACCTGGACACTGATGAAACTTTTAAAAGGTTTGTACTTAATCCTCCTCCTAACGCAGTTGTCAGGAAAGTTAACTGGTCGGACAATCCGTGGTTTCCGCAGGTTCTTAAAGAAGAACTAGATCACTTAAAAGAAAA